CTCTTCGATATATGCTTCATACATTTCTTCCCAGGTATAATCACTCAGATCATATCCTTCTTCTAGAAGTGAATTTACCCACTCTTCTACTTCTTCCCAAATCTGTTCTTCGGATAATTCTTGGGGAGCATATACTGCTTGATAAGCCTCAAAAAGTCCAAGAGCTTGTTTTCCAGTAATTCTAGACATTTTTTTACAAATACTTTTTTATTTATTTATAAAACAAAAAAACTCCCGAAGGAGTCAAATTCAAGCACCAAAAACAGCGCCAATATTATCATCAAGTTGGACAATTACCTCACGAATATCAGTCACACGAGGAGGAACACTTACTTCATCATAAGTATATCCTTTTTGGGCATCAAATAAAACTTGTCGGACTGCCGCAGCGGTACGAGTATCAAGTTTAAGTGTTACTTGTTTTTCTTTAGTCATAGGTCACCCTCTACACGATTTTCACTTCTATATACATCAAACGTTCCTTCTGGGTAGCGAGCACTCAATTTCTCATAGTTCATTTCCATAATCTCACGGAAGTTGGTATCAAGTGCCATACAAGCTTGAGCAATATACCAACAAATATCACCAAGCTCACGCTTCATATGAAAGACATTTTCTTCAGTATAAGGCTTACCTTGAAGAACGATTTTTTTTACAACCTCAGTAAATTCACCAGCTTCTGCAGTCATACCAAGAGCAGCAGTCAAAAGACGAGGAACATCAGCATCATGGTTTGCTTCAAGTTCAGTCATTCGTGAAAGAAGTTGAGCAAAGTCACTACTTGCTGGACTTGTAGTTTGACGAACAAAATCAATGTATTTGTCAGAATCAATTACTTTTTTATCAGTCATCAGAATTTAAATCCCTCAAAAGTTTTCTTAGGTTTCTTTTCTTCATAATCATACTCTTCATCTTTCCCATTGTCAAGGATATCTTGTTGAGCAGATTGTTCGCAGTCATAAAGACGCATTTTAGCACGATCAATACCAACCACAAAACGCTTATGAATGGTAGGGTCATTATAACGATTCTTAAGTTGTTTAACAAGAATCTGTCCAAGTCCTTCAAGTTCCTCTGTAGAAATCAAAGCAAACATCAAGTCAGCAGTAGCAGGAAGACCAAAGGACTCAGAAGTATCGGTTAATTCAACGTCAGAATTACTATTATGTGTGAGAATATCATTCGCATAGAACAAATGATTTCCAGACACTTCAATATCTATAAGTTCTCTTTCATCAAGTTCTTCAATTTTTAGAATTTTTTTCAACATTTAATCCTCCCATCAACATAACCACACTTAATAAAATATTCATAATCCCAAATATCAGCACACATACAGTTTATCGTATTATTCATCCAAATAACTCCCTTACCATTCTCCCAACCATTTAGTAAATAATAATTCACATCCTCTTTTTTAATAAATTTTCTTTCCTTCAATGATTTGTTATGTATCCAAGTTCTACCAGAAGAGCACACTGATATTTTATTTTTATGTTCTTCTGTAAGTTTTTTTCCTCTTTTGCTTTCTGCAATTTTATCTTTTGTTTCCTGTGAGTGATTAGTATTAAATTTAGTATAGAGACCAAGAGAGTATCTATGCTTTTTAGTTTTTCTCATTTTCTCTTTTGATTGTTGAGAGAAACTTATTCCATAATTCCAAGGTCTTCCTTTTTCAATATTCTCTTGTATTTGCTCTTGATTTGCTCCATGATAATGCTTTTCATAATTACAAGATTCATATTTCATATTATATCCACATCCATCTCTATAATGAGATTTATATTTGCGAATATAATAATCTTCTTTCATTCTTGCTTCATTTTCATCAACTTCTTCTATTACTTCAATAGTAAAGTTTCTTTTACCATATTCAATAATAGCATCAGACAGAAGTTTATTTCCTTCGTGCCTTCCAAGAATAATATGTTCTTGCAATCTTCTATCCAATTCATTTTTAGTCAATCCAACATAATACATATGTGGATTGACTGCTGTGTTGGTAATTAGATAAATCTTTACTTTCATATCACATATCAGTAAGTTATACTACTATTATTTATAAGAAGTATAACTTACACATACTATTCCTTCACATAAAGACACATACCTTCTTTCAAACCCCCTTTGATATTCACTTCACCATTTTGAGTTGGAAACAAGTGTTCTTCACTACAAATAATTTCTTTACCATCTTCCAAAGTAATCTTATAAGATTTCTTTTTAGATTTTGGGAATACATTTAGAACTTCATTATAACCAGTATTTGAAAGCGCCAAATCTCCAACTTGAATATTTGAAAGTTCTTTCATACCTTGCGGTGTTTGAACTTGTGTTTTCAAATCCAAGCAATAACCAGATCTAGTTGTTTGTGTCGCACTGACAATAGGAACATTAAACTCCACAGCAAGTCCACGAAGTTCTTCAGCAATTGCTTTAACGAATGTATATGAATTGATATTGCTTCCTTTATACCTACTTGATGCGCAGATGTTCAAATAATCAATAAAGATAATATCGGGTTTAAATGCTTTCTTTAGGGCAAGTTCGTTAAGAAGTGACTTAAAATGTCCTGCGTGCGCTGAAGCAGTTGGATATTCTTTAATAATGAGAGTTCCCTGAGTCTTTTTAGAAAGATTAGTTACTTTACTTTCAAACATCTGTTTAGGAAGTTCTACAAGTTGTTGGATGGGAACATTCAAAAGATTTGCGTCAATTCTTTCAGCAATGCGTTCTTCTGCCATTTCCAACGTAATGTACAGAACGTTCCGTCCTTGGAGCAAGACGGAGCTAGCCACATGGCACATAAACAAGGATTTACCTACACCAGTATTATGGGAGGAAACACCATTAGTATAATACCTATGATTTGGATGATTTACATTAATATCAACAATAGGTATTTGATTTCCTGTCTTAAAGACACTTCCAAGTTTATAACCATTTTTAGTTATAAAATGATTTGTCTTATATTTTTCATAAAGGTGTGATGCTTTCATCCACCCAAAAGATGTTTCAAATAAATGGTCAGCATTACATCTCACAGGTTCTCCATCATCAACCTTTAAAACATATTCATCATACATTCCTTTGTTAATGAAGAAATTGACTGGAACATATCCATCAGGCGAATCAACTTCTACCTCATATCCATCATCAAGTAATGTTTTGATTTCAGCAATTGTTGTTTCTTTTTCAATCCACATTTTATGTAAATAATAGTATTAGCAGTAGCAGTAGCAGGGACAGGGAATGTTTGATCGTATCTATTCTAACCTATGTGAAGGTAATAAGTCAAGAAAAGAAAATTATAAAAAATATTCAGGATTACACGAACATCATATTGTCCCTAAACATATGGGAGGAACAAATGAGGATTGCAACCTTACATACTTGAATGTTAGAGAGCACATCATAGCACATTATTTACTTTGGAAGATTTACAAAAATCCAAATGATTTAAGATCTATGAAAATGTTAGGTGCAAATTTGTCACCACAACACAGAAAAATAATAGGAGAGTTTTGTAGAGATAATCAAATTGGTTTCTTTTCAACACCAGTAGAAGAAAGAAAAGAATGGATGATTAGAGGAATAGAAACTCAAAAACAAGAATATTTAAATGATAAAGTTAAAAATTTTTATTATTGGAGCACAGAAGAAGGAAGAAAAGAAAGAGCATCTCTTGGAGGTAAGAAGAGAGCATCCAAAGAGTTTAATTACTGGACATCCAATCAAGGAAGACAAGAAAGAGCATCTCTTGGGGGAAAAGCACACAATGGTAAGAAGGTAATGCACCTACCAGGAACAAAAGGATGGAAAAGAATACTTCCAGAAGAAGTTGATATAAAGTTGAACGAAGGTTGGAAATTTGGAACTGGAGAACCAGCACCAAATTCTAAAATCAAGAAATCTTCCTAAACCTAATTTTAACTTTGGTTTCTGGATGGACGCAACCAGCAAGAGCGATGTTAAGAGTTTTGTTAGGGAGACCACCTTTCGTGATTTTGTTAAAGTATTCGAGATCAAATTCAATTTTATCCTCCTTTTTATGATAAGATTCGTATCGTTGTTCATAATCTTGCAGATAATCGTGTCCAACATGATTATCAAAACTTACAGCAAGAGCATCAGAAAGAATAGAAGGAATACTATCACGATTTTTCTTTTCATCCTTGCCATCAGCAATATGAATAGACTCCATCAATGCCAGATAAATGGCACGATCACGACACCATTTTTCAGTTGTTGCAATCAACCAATTTATTTCAACTGGAACATCTTCCAAGCAAGAAATCAACTGAAGAAGTTCTTTAAAAGAAGTATCATTAATGTCTTTACGTTTTTCTACTTCAATACAAAGAACTTCTTTAGTTGCGGGTTGATTATATTTTTGAACAAAAGAAAGTATCTCTTCAAAAATAATTTTTTGATTTTGGTCTTCAAAATATTCAGATTTTAGGAATGGCACTACTTTCCTAATATATTGTTCATTGTGCAATAGGTTTCTAAGAATTAGAAACTCAACCTTCTCCATAATTAAATTCCTTACGTGCAATTTCATCCAACTTTTGCATCACTTCTTCAGTGAAATATACTTCAGGTTCCTTAAGAATCTGTTTGGCATAGATCTTTTTCCCATCAATCTCATAACGACCCGCGACATTCTTCCACAGACCGCCAATCTCACCGAGTTCAAGTAGTCCATAATATCTATCCAGACCACGTTCATCATAAAACAAACGAATCTCAACATCCTTATTTTCTTTACTCAAACGCGATTTAGCAGTCTTAGCCTTGATAATATTTCCGACCACTTCCGTTCCATCCTTTTCTTTCTTTTTGCTGAGATAAATGATCGTACTTGCTGCGTATTTGAGTCCAGAACCTCCCCCCATTTCTTTCGTTGGTACATAAGCTCCGATGACATCGTATGTATGATTTGTGACAAGGAGTGGAACATTTGCTTGACCTAATTTGAGTGTGAGCATTCTAAAAGCACCCTTAATAAGTTGAGATTTAGTCATATCTCTAACTTCTTTTTCGTTGAGAGCGTCGGTAATCTCTTTACTTGTAGAGAGCATACCAAGAGAGTCTAGCACAAATATGCAAGGATTGCGCTCACTCTCTGGTTTCTTCATGTACATATCTACTGCTTTAAGTGCCTTAG